CATTTGAGTCTTTTGCAAGCTGGAGCAGCACGGAATTGATGATCTCATACTTTTCCCCCTCCGAAGCGCCACGGGGGAACGTTGGCCATACCCCGCGCTCTCGCATTTCGGGTTCGCTGGTGCCGTTCCAAACCCCATAGCGATCAGGATATGCCAACAGCAATATGGGTGTGAGAGTGGCTGCACCGGCTCCACGCACCATGGACAAGGCGGCATCAAATCTTGCCGAGATAGGTTTTGTTTCGTCTACCAGGAGGGCGACGGCCTCCCGCAAAATTTCCATATCATCAGTCGCTTGGCGCCCTAGGCGTTCCAAACCTGTCCAGTGGTGGTTATGCTTGAAGCTGAGGAAATCCAAGTAGTCCTGTTTGGTCAGACTTAGCGGATCTCGGAATCTCGGCCCAAAACGATCCAGTACTTCGCCACGCTTTGCGACAATGTGACGAATATCCGGCAGACTGAGAGCCTTGTCGACATTGAAGAGCATTATTGAACCTCTCAGCAGTATGCCTGACCAGAACCGTGTCGAAATCGGTGCGAACGCACAAGACGGCATTTGTTGATGTGACAACTTGAAGAGAACCATGCCCACCCCCCGCGAAACCATCCCCGCCACCGCCCTGCGCGGTGACGTGCTGCCCGAGCGCGTGCCTGTCGCTGGCCTCCTGATCCTGCGCGACGGCGAGCCGGGCGAGCCCGCAGTCACGCTGTCACCCCTACGCTACCACTACCAGCACCGGGCCGAGATCGAGGCGGTCGTGCAGGGCGCCGCTCGTGATGCCACCTTCGACACCCTCTGCGCCAGCATCGGTGCGGCGCTTGCCGCCGACCGCACACTCGGCGGCCTCTGCGACTGGGTCGAGGCTGAAGCGCCGCGTCCGGTCGATCTGCCAGTCGAGGGCGCGGCGAGCCTGAAAGCCGCCGCGATCCCGGTCATCCTGCACTACTCGACAAGTGATCCGCTCGTTTGATCAGTTTGCATTCAGTCCGAAGGGCGCGCGTGTATGCAGGCGCGCCTTCCAGCTGTTCTCCCGGGCGATCACTTCGTCCGCTGGCAGATCCGGTGCGAGCCGTTCAAGGATTGTGAAGCGAAAACCCAGCGGATCCCGCTCTCGCAGTTCGCGGTTTCCGCCGTGTCCGTCGCGCGCATAAGTCAACCAGCGGCCGAGCAGGTTGTCCCGACCGTAGGCGGAACCGACATAAGATCTTCCGTCTTGCTCATCGAAGATGAGGTAAACGCCGCGCCACTCCGCCAAGCGGACACGCCAGCTCTCGGGCAGCACAGCAAGCTGCGCAACGTTCAGATCGATCTCTTGCCAATCTGGCGGGGCGGCGGAGAAGGCGCTTTCTTCGAGTATGGCGCGGACTGGAAAGGTGCCGTTGTTTACGAGACGGAACCAGGAGCGTTCCGGAGGTGGGAATTCGATGACCAGCTTTCCCCGCCAGTTCGTATATGCATCCAAAGGCTCGAAGGAGAGCTGTCGAACGGTTCCAACCTCCGCAGCGTATTGCTCGGTGAAGCCTTGATAGCCGAAATCACGCAGGGCCTGGTTCTGGGGAATAGCCCAGAAGCCGTCCAGGTCGAGATCGCGGCTTTCGCCGATGCGGTAAAGGCCCACGAAATGCGCCGTGCCAGGACGTAGGCCGAGGAAACTGGCCATGTAGTTAGCGCGGCGGAGTGCAATTTCCGGTCGCCCGGGAACCGACTGGTAGGTCTCGAAGAGATCAGGGCGTTCGCTGATGAGCCAGGGCATGACTCTCGCTAGCCGTGGCTCAAACGGGCGATGTCGAATGAGCACGACGTTATCCCTGAGATCGGGATCGATGCCGGCAATCCTCAGAATGTCTTTGAAATCCATGGCCCTGCTTTCCAATCCCGGCTCGCGCTCAAGCCTAACTGGATTAACTCGCTGAAACAACGCGGCTTTCCAACCCCAACCACGATAGGAGAACACGATGGCACGTGCGCAAGGCGCGCGGGCGCAGATGGCGCTTGCGTATGAGACGGTTTACGGCACCCCGCCGGTCAGTGGGTTCCGGCTGATGCCCTTCGCCCGGACGACGCTCGGCTCGGAACAGCCGCTGCTGGAGTCCGAACTGCTGGGCTATGGCCGCGATCCTCTGGCCCCGATCAAGGATGCGGTCACCGCCGACGGCGAGGTGGTGATCCCCATCGACGTCGAGTCCTTCGGGTTCTGGCTGAAGGCCGCCTTCGGCCAGCCGGTCACCACTGGCACAACGCCCAAGACCCACACCTTCCAGTCGGGCAATTGGACCCTGCCCAGCATGGCGATTGAAACGGCAATGCCGGAGGTGCCGCGTTTTGCGATGTATTCCGGGTGCGTGCTGGATCAGCTCTCGTGGCAAATGCAGCGGTCGGGTCTACTGACGGCCACGGCCCGCCTCATCGCCCAAGGCGAAACCATCGCTGCCGCCACAGCCGCAGGCACACCCACGGCGCTGGGCTTGCAACGCTTTGGCCATTTCAACGGCACGGTGAAACGCAACGGTACCGCGCTGGGCAATGTGGTGTCGGCCGAGATCACCTATTCCAACAACCTCGACCGGATCGAGACCATCCGGGGCGATGGCCGCATCGATGGTGCCGACCCGACAATGGCCGCGCTCACCGGTCGGATCGAAGTGCGGTTCTCCGACAGCACGCTGGTGACCCAAGCCATCGACGGCAGTCCCTGCGAGCTGGAGTTCGTCTACAGCCTTGGCGCGAACGCCAGTTTCACCTTCACCGCGCATGCCGTCTATCTGCCGATCCCCCGGATCGAGATCGCCGGGCCGCAGGGGGTGCAGGCCAGCTTTGACTGGCAGGCGGCCCGCGCCACCAGCCCGGCGCGCATGTGCACCGCCGTTCTCGTCAACACCCTTGCAGGATATTGATCATGATCAGACTGAACCTGACCGCCACACCTGAATGGCTGGACCTCGCCGCGGGCCTGCGCTTGCTTGTTGCCCCCCTGACTACCGCCTTGATGGTCTCAGCCCGCGCCGATCCGACAATTGAGGCCCTGCCTGACGACGCCAGTCAGGAAGACCTGGCGCTCACCATGGCAAAATCCGTCGCGCGCCGCGCGGTGCTGGATTGGGAGGGCGTGGGCGATAATACAGGCAACATCGTCCCGGTTTCGCCCGAAGGCATCGACGCGCTTCTGGAAATCTGGCCGGTGTTTGAGGCGTTTCAGACCCAATACGTCGCAAAGGGTCTGATCCTGGACGCGGAAAAAAACGGCTCCGCGCCCTCGCCGACTGGTCCTTCGGCGGGGGCGACCGCTACTGCGCTGCGTGCAACGGGCCGTGCCCCGACTGCCCCGCAAGACTGAACCGCCCGCAGACGCTGGACGGCTGGCAGGTCTGGGATCTGGTCGGCCGCCTTGGCGGGCAATTGCGTGTCATCCCCGGCGCGGTGCTCGGCTGGGATATGGGCGCGGCGCTGGCGATGGCCCATGCCCTCGGGATCAACCCGCTGATCACCGCCGAACTGCTGCCCGAGATCGAGGCGGTGATGGTGCGCAAACTGAACGAACAGATGGAAGGAAGCCGCGATGGCTGAGAAACGGGTGTCCGTCCGCCTCGTGGCCGAAGGCGGCCGCCAGGTGCGCGCGGAACTGGAAGGTGTGGGCGCGGCGGGTGCGCGTGGCTTCGGACGACTCTCGCGTGAAATGGATATGGCCAATGCCCGGGTCGCGGCCTTCGCCCGCCGCGCCACACTGGCGGCCGCCGCCGCCACAGCCGCCTTGGCCGCCGCCGGAGCCGCGATGATCCGCTCTGGCCTGCAGACTGTGGATGCGCAGGCCAAGCTCGCGGCCTCGCTGGACACGACGGTCGCCAGCATTCAGGTGCTGGAACGCGCGGGCGATCTGGCAGGCGTGTCGATGGGTCAGGTCGAACAGGCCACGGTGCAGCTGACGCGGCGGTTGTCACAGGCGGCGGCGGGGACCGGCCCCGCCGTCGAGGCCCTGCGCCGGTTGCGGCTCTCGGCCGAAGACCTGCAGCGCAAGCCGCTCGACCGCCGCATCGCGGCCATTCAAGAGGCGCTGGGCCAGTTTGTCCCCGAGGCCGAGCGCGCCGCTGTGGCATCACAGCTGTTCGGCGACCGCGCTGCACTGGTCTTTACGCGCATCGACACGGCCACACTGCGGCAAGCGACGGCAGATGTGCACGATTTCGGGGTGGTGGTCAGTGATCAGGACGCCGCGCAGATCGAGCGCACCAATGATGCGATTTCCCGGCTGGGGCTGATCTGGCGCGGGGTCTCGAACCAGCTCGCGGTGGCGGCGGCCCCGGCGCTGGAGGCTGTCGCTGATGCGCTGGCCGCTGTCGCCCGCACCACCGGTCCAGTGGGGATCGCGATCAAGGCGCTGTTTGAGAATATCGGCCGCCTGACGA